GATACGTAAAGTAAAAGAAGTAAAGTATAAGAAGGATAACAGAACTGGTGCGAAGGTTGTAGACAAGACAGAAGAGTTCTATGTCTTCCAAGAGAAGAACCAGACTCAGAGTGCAGTCAAGTTAACACCAGACTCCGTGTCGTATGTTACATCTGGTCTGACAGATCCTTCACGTAAGAGTGTAGTCTCTTACCTGCATAAAGCAATTAAACCCATCAACCAGTTGCGTATGATGGAAGACAGTCTGGTGATTTATCGTCTCGCACGTGCACCAGAACGTAGAATCTTTTATATAGATGTTGGTAACTTACCTGCAAACAAAGCAGAACAACATATGAAAGAGATCCAGACTCGTTATCGTAACAAGTTAGTATACGATGCAAGTACTGGTAATTTAAAAGATGACCGTAAGCATATGAGTATGCTTGAAGATTTCTGGTTACCACGTAGAGAAGGTGGAAGAGGTACTGAGATTAGTACACTACCTGGCGGTGATAACCTTGGACAGATAGACGATATTGTCTACTTCCAGAAAAGATTGTATCGTTCATTGAATGTACCTATGGGTCGTTTAGAGCAAGAGGCACAGTTTAGTCTTGGTAGAAGTACTGAGATTAGCAGGGACGAAGTGAAGTTCCAGAAGTTTATCGACAGATTACGTAAACGTTTCTCAACAATGTTTACTAATATTCTGAAGAAACAACTTATACTGAAGGGTATTATCACCCCCGAAGACTGGCAGACATGGAAGAATGATATTCAGATTGATTTCATCCGTGACAATCACTTCACAGAATTAAAGGATTCTGAGTTACTTAGAGAAAGACTAAGTACTCTTGATCAGTTAAGTCAATACGTTGGTGAATACTTCTCACGTGAGTGGGTTATGAAGAACGTAATGATGATGTCCGAAGAGGATATCGAAACAATGAAGGATCAAGTCGAGGCAGAGAATGCCAAGGGTGGATCCGATGAAGATGAATACTAATGAGTTACAAAGATTACGTAGCACAGCATAGTGATTTAAACTGGGACGGTCAAGAAGACCGTTTCGATGACTTTGAGAAAGTAGGAGAAAACGATGAGTGAAGTAGAAAATAACGAAGAAGTAGCAGTAGACGCAGAAGCACTTAATGTAGGTAACATTGATAGTTTTATCGATGCTATTGCACAGCAAAACTTCAACCGTGCTAAAGAGCACTTTGATAATGTCTTAGGTGACAAGATGAATGATGCTTTAGAAGCAGAAAGGTTGTCTGTTGCTGACACTATCTTTAATGATGCACCAGAAGAACCAGAAATGGATCTTGATGATGCAGATGACGCATTAAGCGAATACGAATTTGACGATGACGAGACTGTAGAAGTCGAAGTAGTAGACGAAGTCGAAGAAGATGACGTTGTCGTAGACGAAGTTGACGAGGATTAAATTAATTCTCTGTTAAGATATTTATTTGTATAAATAACTGTATAACTTTTAATTAAAACAAGTAATTAATATATGCCAAGTTTCAAAGAACTAAGAGAGAAGTATACACCAAAAGGTAAAGTTGTCTTCTCTGGTAAAGCAGGTGGCAAGATTGCCAAGGTTGCTATATCTATTGTTAAGGAAATAAAGGGATTCACTGTTATTATTGACGGTGATAAACTTGATACTTACAAGACTGAAGCAGAGGCAAAGAAGAATTTAAAAATTACTGTAAACGAACTTGGCGGTAAAATGAAATGAAACTAATCAGTGAATTTACAGAAACAAATTTAGAATGTCTGATTGAGAAGAAAGAGAACGGTGATAAGAAATATGTCATCGAAGGTATCTTTGCTCAAGCAGATCAAAAGAACAGGAACGGACGTGTTTACCCTAAACCAATTATGGAAAGGGCAGTAAACCAGTACGTTCAAACGCAAGTTAGCAAGAAACGTGCGGTCGGGGAACTAAATCATCCCGAAGGCCCTACGGTTAACTTGGACAAGGTTTCGCATCTCATCACAGACCTCAAGTTAGAGGGAAATGATGTGATCGGAAAGGCACAAATATTGGATACTCCAATGGGTAAGATCGTAAAAGGTTTGCTTGAAGGTGGTGTACAATTGGGTGTGTCAACTCGTGGTATGGGAAGCTTGGAGAACCGAAACGGTGTTGCGTACGTTAAAGATGATTTCATCTTGAGTACTGTGGACATTGTTCAAGACCCATCTGCACCAGATGCTTTTGTTAATGGTATTATGGAAGGTGTAGATTGGGTTTGGAATAACGGTATTTTGGAACCTCAAGTAATTGAAGATATGGAGACAGAAATCAAGAAGGCACCGAAGGCATACAGTTCTGCTGTACAAATTCGAGAGTTCAAGAATTTCCTCTCGTTAATCAAATCTAATATGTAAGGAGTCAATTATGACTGAAGAAAAAAAAGTCGAAGTTGCGCTTCACGATGAAGAAATTAACGACATTGTGGAGGAAAACCTCGAAGAAAAATCTGAACCAAAAGGATCCAGTGGTGCGGTTGATGCTCAACCTACCTCTGAAGTAGATTCTATTGCTTCAGTAGATAAGGCAGCGGATGCAGTTAAGAAAGCACCTGTTCCTAAAACTAAGGCAGGTATGATTTCTGCTATGTACGGTAAACTTAATTCTATGAAGAAAGTAGACCTACAAGCATCATACGGTAAAGTCATGGGTGAAGATGTAGATTTTGAAGACGAAGCACTTGCTGAATCTCCAATTGATACAACTGCTGAACTCGAAGGAATCATGGAATCAGAGGCAACTCTATCCGATGAATTCAAGAGCAAAACAGCAATCATCTTTGAAGCATCGTTGAAATCAAAGTTGTCTGAAGAAGTGTCTCGTATTGAAACACAATATAAAGAAGAACTTGCTGAAGAAGTAACGACTATTAAGTCCGAACTTGTTGAGAAAGTAGATTCTTATTTAAACTACGTAGTTGAATCTTGGATGGAAGATAATAAGGTTGCAGTACAGAACGGTCTTAGGACTGAGATTGCTGAGAACTTTATGACTAAGATGAAGGATCTATTCGTAGAATCCCACATCGAAGTGCCAGAGTCCAAGGTAGATTTAGTTGATGAATTAGCAGAGCAAGTTGAGGAACTCGAAGAGTCTCTTAACAAGCAAACTGGTGAGTCTATTAAATTGTCAGAAGAACTCGAAGTGCTGAAACGTGATGCTATCATCGCAGAAGCAAGTCGTGGTTTGGCAGACACCCAAATCGAGAAATTGAAAGGTCTATGTGAGAACATTGATTTTTCTGATGACTTTGCCTCTAAGGTAGAGACTATCAAAGAACAATATTTCTCACAAACCGTAGTGGAAGATGTGCAAATTGTAGATGAGGAACCAGAGCAAATTCTGGAAACTTCAAGTACAATGGACTCATATCTCACTGCAATTAGAAAAACATCTAAAACACTATAATTAAGGAAACAATTATGAACTCTTACGATAAATTAATCGAAAAGTGGTCACCAGTACTGAACGAAAGTTCTGCTGGCGAGATTAAAGACCACCAGCGTAGAGCTGTCACTGCCGCTATCTTGGAAAACCAAGAGATCGCAATGATGGAAGAACGCTCACAACACAACGGTTTCGGTGGGTTGAACGAAGCAGCGCCAGCAGGTGCTAATACTGGTTCAATCGGAACTTGGGATCCTGTGTTAATTTCACTTGTACGCCGTGCAATGCCTAATCTTATGGCATATGACGTATGTGGTGTACAACCTATGTCTGGCCCAACTGGTCTTATCTTCGCAATGAAGGCAAGATACGGTGGAGGTTCGACTTCATCACGTGAAGCATTATTCAACGAAGCAGAGACTAACTTCTCTGGTGTTGGTACTCACGATTCTGATAACGTTTCTGGTTTCAACGGCATTAACCCTGCTGGCGATTCTGCTAACGCTATGAGAGCAGGTGGAACTGGTACTGGTGATACTACTGCCAATATGGAAGCATATGGTTCAAGTGGTGGCGCTGCTTTTGAAGAAATGGGTTTCACCATTGAAAAAGCAACTGTTACTGCTAAGAGTCGTGCTCTTAAAGCAGAGTACAGTTTAGAACTTGCTCAAGACCTTAAAGCAATTCATGGTCTGGATGCAGAAACTGAACTTGCTAACATTCTTAGTACTGAGATCCTTGCGGAAATTAACCGTGAAGTTATCCGTACTATCAATAGTCAAGCAAAAACTGGTGCTCTTCAAGCAAACGTAACTAAGAACGGTATCTTTGATCTTTCTTCAGACGCTGACGGACGTTGGTCTGCTGAGAAATTCAAAGGTCTAGTAGTACAGATTGACCGTGAATGTAACGTGATCGCTAAAGAAACTAGACGTGGTAAAGGTAACGTAGTAATCTGTTCTTCAGATGTTGCTACTGCTCTTTCTGCTTCTGGTATGCTTGATTACACTCCTAACATGTCTACTACCCTACAGGTAGATGATACTGGCAATACTTTTGCAGGTACTCTGAACGGACGTATTAAAGTGTATATCGATCCATATGCTCAAGCAGATTACATCACTGTTGGTTACAAAGGTACTAACGCATATGACGCAGGTTTATTCTACTGCCCATACGTTCCTTTGCAAATGGTTAAAGCAGTTGGGGAAGATACTTTCCAACCAAAAATCGGATTTAAGACTCGTTACGGAATGGCATCAAACCCATTTGTCGGTGCGACTCCTGCATCTGGTCTTGCTACTGCTAAGACTAACCAGTACTACCGTATCTTCCGTGTGGACAACATCCTCACATAAGAATACTTTAGTATTTGTTTTAAAGGGACTCTTCGGAGTCCCTTTTTTTATGCGTATAAATACAGACAAGGATTAAGTTCTGCGTATCAAGTGGTACGCACCGCAGTTGTGGAAAGGAAACCACAGTCGGAAGTACAAGATAGGAGATTACTATGCGTATAATTGCAATTGCGTTCGCATTGGTTCTGTCTGCTTGTTCAACTGTCGATGCAACTATCGATGGTACTGGTGGTGTTATTAAAGGTGTCGGTTCCGATGTCTTTGGTGTAACTGCGGGTGTATTGGACGTAACATCTAACTTGATTAAAGATGTTGCTACCAAGACTGGCACAGATGCAACTGCACCAGAAAAGGACTAGAGTAAGATCGCCAAGGATGGCACTTATAACTCGTATAAATAGAGGTATAATTAAGAGGTTACTATGGCACTTACTACAAACAAAAATTACTTACAACCTACAGGATTCAAGTTTATTGTATCTGGGGAAGAATATCAGAACCTACAGTTCTTTGCTCAGTCGGTTACACATCCAGGCGCAAATGCCAACCCAGTAGAACTACCTGTAGCACGTGTTACATCTGTACCATTGGCAGGTGATAAGATCACATACTCTGAACTATCACTTGAAGTTATTCTTGATGAAGACATGAAGTCATATAAAGAGATGCAGAGTTGGTTGGAACGTATCGTCAATGAAGGACAGAGTAATACAGTAGGTGGTACCAAGACGCAAACGTATTCTGATATCACTCTTATTATTCTCACATCACATAATAACAACAACGTAGAAATTAAATACTTTGATTGTTTACCTACCAATATCGGTCAGATAACTATGACATCAAACACAGGTGATGTAGTATACCCAACATTCACAGTAGGATTTAGATTTAGTTCATTCGAGATAAAATAATGCAGAACGTTAATATTATGAATCCCCAAGTACAATCGATACTTGAAGAGTTCCAATACTTCTTTTTAAATCAACCGATTGCGTTGACTAATAATCAATTAAATGGAGACAACCCAGACTACTGGACTGGAGATGAGTTTCTTGAGTCTATCATGGAAGATCATGACGGTAGTCCCAAGAACGCATGTTCTTATTGTTTAAAACCAGATCACTATAACGGACTTGACTCTCAATACAAAATAGTGTATAATGATATTAACGACAGACTCTCTCTTGAACTTGGAGTAAGTCACAGTGCATTGTCTCAGATGTATCCACCCGATGGTTTTATCGCATGGCATACGAATGAGAATGCAGTTGGTCATAATCTGATCTTTACTTGGTCAGAGACTGGTGACGGTTACTTTGAGTACCTCGACAAAGAAGGTAAGAAAGTACGTATGCAAGACAAGGTGGGTTGGTCGTGTAAAGCAGGGTACTTTGGTGCACGTGAAGAAAATGAACATGTATACCATTGTGCAAGAACGAATTGTAAAAGAATTACTCTAAGTTATGTCATGGCAGATACTTCTGACAGAATGCGACCTCTTACTGATTGGTGGGAGGATTGCGTAGAGCATATCCAACGAGGATAAATTTATAATATATAATACAGAATGAGGAAAATATAATGTTAGATCTTGAAAGCATATTGAAAGAATGGAAAGAAGACTGTGTGATTGGACAGCACAAATTAGATGATGTGTCTATGAACACCCCCAACCTACATGCAAAATACTTGCAGTACCTATCACTAACTAAGTTGCAACACAAACGTGCAGAGAATGCACAGTTGACTTTATTGAAACAGAAGTGGTTGTACTACAATGGTAAGATGTCTCAAGAAGAGATCCTTGCCAGTGGTTGGGAACCAGATCCATTTAATGGACTAAAGATACTTAAAGGTGAGATGGAGTACTACTATAATGCAGATCCAGAGATACAAAGATCTGTAGAGAAGATTGAGTACTATAAAACCATTATAAGTACATTGACAGATATAGTTGATAATCTCAAATGGAGACATCAAACTATTGGTAATATGATAAGGTGGAGACAGTTTGAAGCAGGTGGGTAATGGGTATTGATAATACCATAAGAGTGAGATTATTAAACCACTCGTACATGGCAATAGAATCTAACGCAGGTCAAGAACAAGAGTTGAGGGAACATTTCTCATTCTTCGTTCCAGGCCATCGTTATATGCCAGCGTTCAAACGTAAGGTTTGGGATGGTCGTGTTAAGTTATATAACATGGTCACCAAACAAATGAACGTGGGTCTGTATCATCACTTGAAAAAGTTTTGTGCTGATCGATTCTATCCACTACAGATTGTAGACAATACCAAATATGGTATACCCTCACAGACTAATAACGTAGATCACCAGTCACTCATAAAGATTATGAAAGATTGGAAGATGCCGTTTGATCTAAGAGAGTATCAGTACAAAGCAGTAACACATGGTATCGAACAGAAACGATGTTTACTACTATCTCCAACTGGCAGTGGCAAGAGTTTTATTATATACAATTTAATGCGATATGTCAAGGAAAAAAAGAACGTTAAGAA